GGTGGGCGGTCCGTCCCAAGAACTCCCAATGAGTTTCGCAAGCTAAGCGATACTCGTAGGGCTGCTATTGGTCGGGCAATCAGTGGGACTTGGCTTGAACACGCCTTCGGATGGGTACCATTGGCCAATGATATCGGCGATGCCGTTATCTCTGGTATCCGGCTTAGCCGCCGGGTGCCCCGTGTCCGCTTCCGCGGTTACGGGGTCGAAGATACCGATCCTGACGTGCAAGTTAAAGAAATCACTGATGATGGCTGGCTGTTCCGCTGGGACGTCTCTACGTTCGAGCGGCAGTCAGTATTGGTTTACGGTGCCGTGAGGCTGAAGATGGGTGAACTTCCCTATCAATGGGCGGAAGAATTCGGTTTTGAACCGAAGGACTTCGCTCCAGCGATTTGGGAGGGCATACCATACAGCTTCTTAGTGGACTATTTCACTAATGTTGGTGAGATAGTTAACGCGCTCAGTTTCCCTCAGTCCGACGTGGCGTGGGTCGCTCGCACCTTTCACAACGATAGTATCCGGGATGGTACCCGGGCTCGCGTTGTGATGGTCGGTGCGGCCGAAACACCCTTCGTCAAAAGAGAGTTACTGAGGTTCGTTCCTCCAACTGCGTACTGGTCCCGAGCCTATGTTGACCGTATTTCATACCACGCCTCTCTCCCCCTACCTAGCTTCCAGTTAGAAATACCTGGTAGCAAGAATTGGAGGAAATGGCTGAATATGGCGGCCCTCGCAGGATCTCGGGTTCTTTCCTAAAGTTCACGAAAAGGTACTTTTATGCCTTTTACTCCGTCCTCGCCGGTTACGGGGGGAGCCCAGACAGGGCTCACCTCGCCGACGTACACACTGACGGCTGACAATGCACCTGCTGCCCATGGCAAGCAGTATGCAGTGACGGCCCTCGGTGGGACCCAGACCGGTGTTGAGGTGCATAGCATCTCAAACCCGTTCACTATCACCGCGTTTAAGGTGGCTAACCCGAAAGGGTTGCCGTCGCCTCATCCGGTGACTGGGGTCCTCTCCAATGTGCCCAAGAATAACTTTAAATGTGTTATTCGTAAGGGTGTCGAGGTCATGTCTGGTCAGCCGAGGCAGATTGCCATATTCACCTTGAATATGGACATCCCTGCCGGAGCTGACATTCAAGACCCCGAAAGCATCCGGGCGGCACTTAGCCTTCTCGTGGGAGCCTTGTCAGGCGAAAGCGCTGACATGGGAGATCTCCTGATTCAGAACGTTCTGTAAAGGCGTTCCGATGAAGAAGTTCTCGTCGCAAGACCTCGTGCAGAGGCTCATCTGGGCCCTGATTGGTTACTTTGCCAGTATTACTGGCATTGCCAACCTTCCAGTTTCCTTTTGATCTTCTGCTCCACTCGGCTCTTTCCTGGCGTGAGGGTTTATGTCGTTTGCCACTTTGAAGGGGACCACATACGTTTTGACGTAGTGGAATCCTTCGCTGGGGCTCAGCGGCGTCTTCCCGCATACCAGGTAATTGGAGGAAAGTATGTCGAAAGTAAGTCGGCATGCACTTCTTTCATGTCTTCAGGCAGATCTCTCGCCATTCAGCTCTGTGGACAAAAAAAGTCCCTTTGTTGACTGGCGCTCCGTAGCCGCAACACAGCTTCTTGAGAGCGTCTTCAAGAAATTTGAAGACCCTAACCCAAGGGCTGATGCCAAGGCTATAGAGACTTTCCTTGAGATCAATAGATCTCTCGGAAATTGGAAACTGGTGGCCTCGACTAGTTGGGATGAGGACATCGTCACGGCCGTTAAGGTCGTGCTCGATGACTTCCTCCACCCGCAAGGGATGCTTCTCTGTGACTCGCTGCATACGCTCTTTATGAGCGGAGCAACTGGTCCTGGAGCTAGCATACTAGGGAGGGGAGGAGACTTCTATACAAAGATGTTCTCCTCAGCTCTTTCCACCAGCGATCTGACTTTGTACGCTTCGTACAGAACGAGTTTGAAGGACCTCTATTCGTGGAATATAGCAGAATGCTATAGATTCTCCACGTTAGATGGCCCAAAGCTCGTTGAAGGTAATCGCTTATCCTGTGTACCCAAGAACGTCGACATCTCTCGAACAATCTGCACTGAGCCCACACTAAACATGTGGTACCAGCTCGGATTGGGTAACGTTATCCGTGACCGCCTTGGCCAGTTCTTCGGAATTGACCTGGAAGTTGTGGCTGACGTTAATCGGAGATTGGCGCACTTAGGTTCGTTGGATCACCCAGTCGATGATCTGTCGTTTTGTACGATAGATCTTAAGTCGGCCAGTGACTCAATTAGCCTTGGATTGGTGGAGGCGTTGTTCCCGAAATGGTTCAACGATCTCCTCCGATACCTCCGGTCTCCTGTTACAAGGATGCCGGATGGGAATGTTCTCCGCAGTCGTTTCTGCGGTCTACAAGCAGATGGGTATTCCCCTGAAGCGCGTAGACAGCGACAGACCTAGCTGGTCGGTCTTTGGTGACGACATAGTTGTGCGCCGTGAGGCGTATGACCGTGTCTGCCACGTTCTGACCATGTTTGGTTTTGTTGTAAACGCAGATAAGTCCTATAAAGAGGGCCCGTTCCGTGAGTCCTGTGGGTGTGACTTCTTTAAAGGTCACATGGTACGAGGTGTTTACCTTAAACGCCTCCGTAGTCCACAGGATACTTACGTAGCCTTCAATAAATTCGTCAGATGGTCTGCGTCTAGTGGCATAGAACTCCACGAGACGTTGCAGTACCTCCTGAAGAAGGCCAGGTTTAACCCTGTCCCCTTCTGGGAATCTGACGATGCTGGCTTCAAAGTACCTGATTGGTGGCCATGGTGTCACGTTATGCGTCCTAGTGGCCTCTATGCCTATAAAGCATATGTCCCTAGAACAGCAGAAATGACACTACATGAGTCATCGATCACCGTACCGAGAGGTCGGCGCCGCAGGCTCTACAACCCGGAAGGGTTGATAGTGTCTGTAGCTAGAGGTGATTGGGTC